AATCTTTATCAAGCTGAGTATTATTGCAAATATTATCCTAGACATTCTTTGTACTATAGGCAGCAAATACCATTTAAAAATAAAAAGCAATATTTTGAAACGGAATTTATTGATTACGGCGAATTTCTTAAATGGGAAAAGTCGGAAAACGAGGAAACCGTTAAGATTAAATGTTTAGATATTCTAAAGAAGAGAATAGATGAAAAACAATATCATTTTGCGCCATTTCATAATGAATTGATAACTTTAGATATGCCTAGCTTAAATATTTATAAGAAGCATTTTAATTCTTACACTGCTGCTTGTAAATTGCTAAACATTGAACCTTTGTTTAATAAAAATTTACCAGACACATTTAAGAGAACGGATTTGTCTCATTTACCTATTCTGATAGACACAAGAGAACAAGATGCTCTTGAATTTAAAAACAGCAAAATAGAAAAAATATTTGTTGGCGATTATCTTATTGCTGATAAGCGATATTTTACTAATACGTTTGTAGATAGAAAAAGCGAATCTGATTTTTTAGGAACGATGGCTTCAGGCATTGAGCGATTCGAAAGAGAATTGATCAAAGCTGTTGAACTTGATTGCTATTTATTTGTGGTTGTAGAAAGTAATATCAATACAATTCTTTTTAATCAAAAGAAGTATAATAGAAAAACAAATTTAGAATACGTTTTTCATAATATGCGTAACTTATGCCATAAATATCCTAGACATATACAATTTATATTCACAGGCAGTAGAAATAAATCTTTAGATATTATACCTAAATTGTTGTATCATGGTAAGTCACTGTGGCAGGTAGATATTCAATACTTTTTAGACAATGAGTTGGGAAACAGGCAACCAAGTACAAAGGAAATCGCAGCTCATTTCCAATGAGGAGTTAGCGAAGATTCCTGGTTATTTAGAAGAGCGAGAAGCGAAGTTATTGTTTTATCAATTTCTTCGCAACAATACTACTTTCGCTACAGATCTAATAACTGGTGTCAAATTATTTCCTTTCCAACACATGGCTATTAAAGGCATGTTGGAAAGTGATTATTTTTTAGGAGTATGGTCGCGTGGTATGAGTAAATCTTATACCACTGGTATTTATGCTGTGCTTGATGCAATATTAAATCAGGGAGTTGAGACTGGTATATTATCGCGCTCGTTTCGTCAGTCAAAAATGATCTTCAAAAAGATAGAAGATATTGCGGCAAAACCAGAGGCGTATCTTTTAAAGCAATGTATTACAAAAATATCCAAATCTAATGACGAATGGGTGATGGAGATTGGAAAAAGCCGCATTCGTGCATTGCCATTAGGTGATGGCGAAAAGCTGCGTGGATTTCGCTTTCATCGTATTATTATTGACGAGTTTTTATTGATGCCTGAACGTATTTATAATGAAGTTATTGTACCATTCTTGTCTGTTGTACAAAATCCAACTCAGCGAGAAGAGTTGTATAACTTAGAAACACAATTGATTGCTAAAGGAGAGATGACCGAGAACGACAGATATATCTGGCCCAATAATAAATTGATTGCATTATCTTCTGCGTCTTTTAAATTTGAATATTTATATAAGTTATATGAGCAATATGATAACTTAATATTTAATCCTAAAAACAATGAAAAAACAAAGCGTTGCATCATGCAGTTTTCTTATGATTGCGCTCCAGTCCAACTATACGATCAGAATCTAATCAATCAAGCTAAAGCAACAATGAGTGAGTCACAATTCTTGCGAGAATTTGGCGCACAATTTAGTGATGATAGTTCTGGATATTTTAAAATTTCTAAGATGGCTTTGTGTACAGTGCCAGATGGTGAATTACCTGCTGTTGAAGTTGTTGGAAATCCAGAAGATGAATATATATTGGCTGTTGACCCTTCTTGGTCAGAGACGGAATCGTCAGACGATTTTGCGATTCAAGTATTGAAAATAAATAGAGAAAAACAAATCAATACATTAGTGCATTCTTATGCGCTGTCAGGTTCTTCATTAAAAGATCATATCAAATATTTCTTATATCTAATACAAAACTTTAACATAGTAGGAATTTGTATGGACTATAACGGTGGCGTTCAGTTTATGAATTCTTGCAATGAAAGCGAGTTGTTTAAAGATGCTAAAATAAATCTTAAACCAATAACAACAGAATTTGAACGTCCTGAAGAATATACTCAGAATCTTTATTCTGCAAAATCTGAATATAATAAGTCCGATTTTAAATATGTATTTTTAAGAAAACCTACTTCTGGCTGGATACGTTTAGCTAACGAAATGTTGCAAGCGAATTTTGATCATCGTCGCACATATTTTGCAAGCAGAGCCATTGATGATAACTTTAGAAATCAAACTAAAAAACACATTGGTATTACTGATCTTAAATTCTCAAACGCTTTAGATAGTGAAAAAGAAAATGAAGAAGCCAAGATGATTGATTTCGTAGAACATTTGTCAGATATGATTATGCTTACAAAAACAGAATGCGCTCTTATACAAATAACAACTTCTGCACAAGGTATGCAAAATTTCGATCTTCCAGCTAATCTTAAACGTAAATCTGGTCCAGATAAGCCTAGAAAAGATAGTTATTCAGCATTAGTATTAGGTAATTGGCTTTGTAAAATATATTTCGATATGGGTAATACTCAAGTTGAAGATGTTACAGAAACTTTTGAGCCTATGTTTATAGCTTAAAGTTAAAAAGTCACTTTCAAAGTTACAATGTGTAACTATTATTAACATGAGTCGCAAATATAATAAAAGATCAGATTATTGGAGTAAGTTTTCAAAGGCAGATGAGAATCAATCAGCACCTTTGGACGCTTTATTAAAGGATTACTCAGAACCTTCGCTTGTTGGCGACCCGTTTTACGAGCAAAGTACAGCTTCCACATACGAACGAACTGGAACTGGCGAAACAACCAACCTTCGCAGAAATCTAGCTTATGTAGGACCAAAGATATACAAATATGGTAACATTAGAGAAGGTATGTTGCCATTTGAAATGTCTATTAATGGATACAATATTCGCGATGCTATTGAATTATGTCAGAAAGCTTATGCTAACGTAGCTATTTTTAGAAATGCAGTTGATATCATGTCTGAATTTGCTAACGCCGAAATTTATTTAGAAGGTGGAAGTCAAAAAGCTAAAGACTTCTTCACCAAGTGGATGAAGTATACAAAAATGTGGAATGTAAAAGATCAATACTTCCGCGAATACTATCGTAGTGGTAACGTGTTCTTTTATAAAATCAATGCTAAGTTTGAAATCGACGACTTTCAAAAGCTTTTGGAAACATATGCTTCTTATGATGGATCTTCGTATAATACAGATATTAAATTATATAATTATCCAACACCATACGATGTAAAGAACTTAGTTCCTGTTCAATATATACTTCTCAATCCATTTTATTTAACAACAAATCACACTAGCTCTTGGCATCAAGTTGTTTATCAGAAAATACTTTCCGAATATGAATTGGAAAGACTAAGATCACCAAAAAACGAACACGATAAAACCGTTTTTGAAAGCTTAGATAACGACACTAAGGAAAAAATCAGGTTAGGACAATGGGCTAGAGATGGTTTGAAGATTCAATTGAATCCTACTGATATTATTTATTCTTTTTATAAGAAGCAAGACTATGAACCATTTGCCGTACCATTTGGTTTCGCGGTTCTTGATGATATCAATTTTAAAATGGAAATGAAAAAGATTGATCAAGCTATTTGTCGCACAATTGAGAATGTAATCTTGTTGATAACTATGGGAACTGAGCCAGCTAAAGGCGGCATCAACCATAAAAACATAAAAGCCATGCAAAGTCTTTTAAGCAATCAATCTGTTGGTCGTGTTTTAGTTGCTGACTATACAACAAAAGCTGAATTCGTTATTCCTGACATGAATAAAGTTTTGGGATATGAAAAGTACAAGGTGGTTAATGAAGATATTAAAGAAGGATTGCAAAATATTCTTATTGGATCAGAAAAGTTTGCTAATACTACAGTAAAAGCTCAGGTATTCTTTGAAAGATTAAAAGAAGCTAGAAAAGCTTTCTTAAATGATTTCTTGCAACCTGAAATGGAATTGATATTCCGTAATCTAGGATTTAAAGGCAAGTGTCCAATAGCTAAGTTCGAAGAAGTTTCTATCAAAGATGAAACACAGTTCAATCGCGTCGTAACTCGCATGATGGAACTTGGAATATTGCCACCAGAAGAAGGTTTGAAGGTCATCGAAACAGGTATATATCCAACTCAAGAAGAATTAGGTATTGCTCAACAAAAATTCGTCGAAGAAAGAAAGAAGGGATATTACAATCCAATCGTTGGCGGCGTTCCTGTTATTCCTCCAGCTATGCCAGAAGTTTCAACTGGTGGTGGCACTAAACCTCCAATGAAAAAAACAACTACTCCAACAGAAAGAGGTCGTCCTGTTGGTGCCAAAGCTTCTGTTTATGCTAAAGATGCAATTGCGAAGGTCATGGAAAAGACAAAAGATTTATATTCTATTGTT